CTCCAACCAGTCAGGATGTCCTGGGGAACATCACTGAAACTACCAGTGAGATCACCACGTCGAGCGATGGATAGATACCTACCAAGGATATCATTACCATCATATGGACTCAAACCCATAAGGATTTCATGTCCACTTGCCGCACTAGTGCCAATACTCAGCTTTCGTGTGGCAGCTCTAGCCTTGGGAGACAAATTACCTGAATTGGGCCGCTCAGGAAACGCCATCCGCTTGAGTAAATCCTCTGCGGGACGAGTTGCAATACCACTAACCCAAGAATGTCCAAGGAACGCAGGTCCTTCTCGGCTAAAGAAGGTCACCTTGGTCTTCTCTCGATTCAACGTCAAACCAAGAGACTTGAAGTGGTGTGAAAGGGTTTCAAGGGGAATGTACTCATGATAACCAACTAATGAGTCATCACCAAGAACCAGAACCTCACCATCAGCGGGGGCACGGCCCTCACTAGCAATGAAGACATAGCACGTAGCCAAATAGCTAACTATGCTATCAACCATCTGAGTGAAAAAACTACCACTCGGAACGCCATGGTTCTTAACCCAAACACTACGATCTGGCATCATAATAGGTGTAAAAATGAAGTACCGAAGGACACAAGCCCAAGCGGCTTCCTCTTCAATATCTTCGAAGTCAAAATGACTACGAAGCACATCAAACGCGAAATGAATAAACTCGCGACAGATGGAAGAGTCGAATTTGCTCATATCAAATCCGTATTGTACACCAGCATTAGATGCACGTAGCATTCTGGCAGCGAGCTGCATCTTCCTAAGGCCCAACACCATAGGTGAAGGAACGGATAGAAAGTGCTCAATCAGAGGCACAGCAAAACGCGCCTCGATTAAAGTCATAGATTGGGGAAAACCCCAAACCAAGCGAGTCTTCGGACCTTCCTCACCGTGCTGAACACGGTGGAAAGCAACACAAGGATCAGGAACTTTGCCATCGAACAAGATCCTTTTTGAGCGATCCAAGTCATTACGGAAGGCATCACTCTTCCGCCCTAACTCGGGAAGGCCAGCAGAGCGATCCATTTTAAGATGAAAACTAAGACTCTCATCCAATGGAAGGCACTTCAAAGACTGACTTCCTCTACCAAATGCTCTGAACGTTAGAGCCTTCGCTTGTTCAAGTGAAGGTTCATCATGGCCTTTCGGCTGGACATCAAAGCCATATCGCGCTAAAGCGTGATAGACGCCGCTAACGTCATACCGGCTTTTATTGTCACGTTCAGGATCGAGCTCATAACCTAGATTACGGATATCTTCCAACGTTTCCGGTTCACTAAGCAATGGGCCAGGATTGCAGAGATACGCAAGCGTAGAGCGAGCACGACGCTTAAGGCGTTCAAACCTAATAAGTGTCATTCCACTCTCTACAAGCTCATCGCGCAAAGAACTAAGTTCCTTATCACGCAGCTTGGCTACCATATAGGCTCCCTTATAGTTGCCTGAGTACTGTCAGGATTCAGTTCGGATACTTAGCCGACAAGCAATGCCACAGGCATGATCAACACCCGAAGGTGAAGCAAGCTACAAGCTTG